TAAGAAGCAGATAACTTGATTGTAGCTGCACACTCAGGTCTTAGGATTCCATGACCTAAAGCATACTTAGCAACCATTAATGTACCTTGATACATAATTCCGTAGTCAGAACCAGAGATCTCAGTAGTCATGTCCATAAGCTTAACTGTACCAACAGCAGATTTATGGAAGACAAGACCAATAGTTTTACTATCATCACCAGAGTAGGTGTTGTTAGCTCCACTTGGGTTAGATGCCACGTTTGATTGAGGTATGTTGTTACTCATCATTACTGGAATACCAGCAATCTGTTGTACACGACCTGAAGCAAATGAACCATTACCACCTGGGTTAAAGTCAACATCTACAGTTCTTGTAGCAGACTCAGCCAATTTATAATATTCGGCTGGAGGTAATACACAGAATCTATCTGTTGGAGGAATGTCTCTTTCATCAAATGCCTGTGCAATGTCATAGATAGCACCAGCTATCTCATCACCTGATACGTTTGCTGAAGTTGTATTACCAGAAGCAAGAGTAGAAACTATTCCACCATTACCACCTGTAAGTGTTGTCGAAGCTCTTGAAGCATTAGCAATTACCTTCGCTACGTTCTGATCATAAGTCTTAGCTAAAGCCTTACCTAATTCATCAGCGTATGTAGCTCTTACATCGTAATGATTTTTAAGCTCATCTAGGTTCGACACAAATGCTTGTGAAATAAGTAGATCATCAATAGAAATAATTTTCTCATTTGCCAAGATCTGGTTAGCACCTACTAATGGTGTACCTGGTGTGTGATATGCAGCAGTTGCCGTTCCTGTTACTGGGAACTGTGCTGATTTACCTGAAGTTATGGTACGAACAGAATGTAGTGCTTCGTTAAAGATGTTATTACGAGCAAATGCTGTAAGAACTTCTCCTGAAAACACTTTCAGAAACAGAGCGTCAAAGTCTGTTCCTGTATTGTTCACCAAACCCAGGCGTGAAACTGTGGCGTTAGCCATAATTAAATTCCTTTAGTTTGATTAAATAATTTGAGAAACTAACTTCACTACTGTCTGTTCTCTCCAGTGGTATCTGACGCATCAGGCACTTTTGATATTAAGATTTTCGTTTTGTTAAGTTTATACTGATCCGCAATTCCACTTGCGTAATGCAAGAGCTTTGCGTGTTAACTTACCATCTTTCTTCATTGGTCCTTTTACCTTAGACATCCTTGCACAAAAAGATTTTCTTCTTGCTTTCTGTCTAGGAGAAAGACCTGTCCTTTTAGTAACAGGAGCTTGCAAGTTTCCACCTGTTGCTTGGTTGTATTTCCTACGACCAGAAGCGGTAAGACCCCCAGAGGGATCTTTGTCTTTTTTGGTAAGAGATACTCCCTTAGACATTAAGGAAAGATAAGTAGTTATTTAAAATATAACACCCTTATGCAATCTTTAAACTATCTCTTGATTTTTTTCTTCTATGTTGGTAACTAATTTTTTTTGAACTTGTCTTTTCTCTTTTAAATCTAGCCTTTTCTTTACTACTCATTTCACTGGTAGTTTTTGGTGTTTTACTACTAACTCTCTTTGATGGTCTGCATGCAGGGTAGCTACGACTTTCACCCTTCTGCCTTCCGCAAGGCTTACCTGTTTTAACGTCTACCCACTTTTCTTTAAACCATCTTTTAAGACTCATTTGCCTACTTCTTTTTGTGCTGCTGTATGTGCAGCTTTAAATGATTTACCTTCACGCATAAGCTTCTTCATAAGGTTCATGTGTTTAGGTGTGTGATGAACTGAATGTGCCTTCAGTTTTTTCATCTGGCTAAGATTTAGCTTTGCCATTTTTCTTTTTTTTAGAACGTAAGATCATAAGATCTTCTCTAGTGATTTTGCCATCACCAGTTTTGTCTAGTTGTTTTTGTTTTTTTGTTAAAGGCATAATTAAGTTTTACGATAACCTCCACCACGTTTTTTGTAAGTTCTAACCAACCAAGCATTAGCATAAGCAGAAGGATAAACTTTAAACTTCCGCTTTGCTTCTGACTTTACCCTTGCATAAAGCTCTGGATTAGTAGGTGTGTTAGCCATAATTAACGGCCAGTATTAAATACATCACTACCACCTATACGTCTTTGAACATCTTCGGTGTATGTGACATCTTTACCATAACGTGGATCTGACATAGCAGTAACTACTTCTGCTGTAGATCTGTATGGTGTAGGCCCACTTTGAGAAGCACGACCTGATACTAAATTTGGTTCAACGCCCATAGCATTTTTGTATTGTGAGTAAAGACCTTGCACTGCAAATTTAATTGCAGTTGCATTTGCTGTTTCAGTTAAAGAATTAAACTCTTTAACTTCATTAGCAGGGAGATTGTTTACGGCCCATTCCACCATCTTACCGTAATTTTCATCTCCACCAACAGAATCTTTTATTCCTTGTATTTGTGCAGAAGCAATGTCTTCACCAGTAGTAGCACCACCTCTTAGTCCATCAAGATAGGTGTCGATTACTTGCTTAGAAAAACCTGCTTCTCCTAGCTTTGCATAATCATCATCATTAATTTCACCTGTCTCTTCAAATCTATTAGAGATTTCTTGTGGATCAATACCAACTTCTTCTAATACAGAAGCAAGACCATCACCATAAAACTCTTCCGCATTAAATTCTGGTTCTGTGGTTTCTGTTTCTTCTTCTGTTTTTGGTTGATCTTCTTCTGTTACCTGCCCTAGCTTGCCTTCAAGTTCTTTATAACTGGCAGCTAAGTCTTCTACTGATTTGAACTTACCTAAGATAAGACCATTATCATCAGTCTCATTTTTAGCTAAAGTTTGCAAGTCTTCAGCAGACATCGGTGGTGTCTCTGAAACATTAACCTGGGATGAAGTCATAATATTTGTCTAGTTATAAGTCATTGTACGACCATTTTTAGTTTCGACCACTCTTGGCTCTGTAGGGGTAGGCTCATCATTGATACCTAACTGACTGACTACAGCCTTTGCTGGTTCTGTTTCTGGTTTAGGATCAGGCTTCTTGCTCGGCATTGGTTTCCTCCGCTAGTTGTTGTGCGTTTGCATTTTTCTGTGGATCAAGTAAAGGAGATCCAAGAGCAGCAGGTCCAAGATGTTGTATTAGCTGCTGCTGTTGCATAGCTTCCATCTCAGCCTGTATCTCTTCTTGTGTCTTCACTAGGTTAGCAGTATCTATACCAATTGAATTTGCTAGACGTTTTATTGCTTCATCTACATTCATGTACTGTCTCATAATATCTGGACCTAAAGCTTGTGACACCGTTCCAATAAATTCAACAAGTTTATTGCGATCATTGCCACGACCAAGACCTTGAACACCAGTAACAATCTTAGGTTTTACTATTTTTTCTGGTAGCTTTGGTGCTTTACCAGAACGTACGAGCATGTGCATCCTACGTTTTAGGTATGGCAATTGAAATTCTTGAGTAAGGATGCTGTAAATACCACCCAAACTGTTCTCTAGTTCATTAGCCATCATGGTAACTTCTGCTGCTGTTACTCTTTCTGCATCTCTTTGCACAGAACGTGCCATAAGAAAAGCATATTCAAGTCTTGATTCAATTCTTTGTATTGCAGAGAAAGATACGTTGAAGTCTGCTCCCTTGTTGACTTGCATCACAGAAATATCTGCTGCACTACCTTCTCGTATTGCACCGTTGGGAGCCTTTGCTAAAGTCGCTGCTCTGGTTACACCATTAGGATTTACAAGGAATAAAGTCTTAGCTGAAGCTGCTGCACCTTCGATGATGGATTGCATCAAAGATTCCAAGCTGATTAAGTCTCCTCTATATTCTTCTACATATCCTCTACCATAATCTTCACCATCTATCCGAACAAACCTAAGAGTTATCCAAGGTGATACATCTGCCTTTGACCTGCCATCAGTACCAGGTATCTTTTCTCCTTTACATTCTTGATACCACATGAAGTCATCGTTTACTCTCTTGACGTATGTGTATATATCAAGGTCACTATCCATTGTCTTTTCATCATAGTTCTCTTTCTTTTTGATCTGCTCTAAGAACTCTGGTGACAGTGCATTAGGATGTATTGATTCTTGTGTAATGATTTCCAATACATTACCAACTGCATCTCTTTTACATACGAACTTCGATAGTGGATATACCTTTAATCCGTCATCTGTGAGATAGAGAAGAACATTCCCTCCAACAATCAGATGTTTCAATGCTTCAAACATTGCAACCCTATCGTTAGAGATCTCTATCTCATTCATCAAAGCTGTTTCTATTGTTCGTAATCCTTTATCTATTTCTGTTTCTAATCCTTCTTGTCCTTGCTTTAACAGTTCAAGACTATCAATACTCAGCTTAAAGAACGCAGTTGATGGTGGTAACAATGCAAATAAAAGTTTAGATGCAAGACTGTTTACTCCTCTAGCACCTACTGCTTGAAAGGGTGTTTTAATTTTAGCTCTTGTACCTGTTGTGCTTTCAGGTATCAAGCTAGGTATAGTCAGCTTAGAAGATTCTTTTGCTTCTCTATCAAAGGTCGATCTTGCACTTTGTAATTGTGCATATCTACCAGCAGCAGTTTTTCCTTGCGTAAAATATTCCATTTTTAGTAAAGAAGATTACCTGACCCCTGTTCCTGATTTAATAAAGGTATTCGCAATGAACCTGTACCCAATCTTCTTGGAGATCTAATTGATCTTCTACCTCTTTTTTGACCGCCTTCTTCAGTCCTTTGCTGTCCAATAACTACTTGTCGTGCAGTTTTTTCTGGCCTTGGTGCTGTTGGCCTAGGTTCTGGTAGTGGTGGTGGCTTTGGTCTGCTAAAGACGCACATAACTAATTCTCCAAGACTGATTGGTTGAGCATCGTATCCTTTTGCCTTTTTTGTTGTTCAATTAGAAAGTCAACAACATACCGTTGCCCTGCTCTATACCATACCTCTCTATCAGATAAAGACAAATCAGGATGGCGATTAGGAAAGATTTGATCTAAGGCAAAAATCATTTCATCTGTAATTACTGGTAGCTTTTCAGATGACATGATTAATAAGATTTATATTTATTGTAGTTCACTTTTGATAATAAAGTATAGCAGGTTTTAATTTATGTGATAAGGTTAATATGCTTATCCAGGCAACTAAGAAATACCAACAGCCCATGCTACTGCGTTGTTGGTGTTTTTTTTATGGAGTCCAGAGAGATACTTCTCCAGTGTTATAATCAAAATCTCCATCTCTTAGTATTCTTGCAAGCTGTGCATTAAGAACAGCATCAGCAAATTTATATTTCTTTTTCTCATACGCAGCTACTACTTTCTCCCACATTTGTTCAAGTGTTTTAGCTTCACCTAATATTTTTTCTGCTGTTACTGGTCCTACCTTATCTATACCAAAGTAGTTATCAGTAGAGTCACCTGTAAGAGCTTGTATCATCCAGTGTCTATCAGCCTTACGTTTGGTTATAAGTTCCATGTCATCACCTGCAAGTAGGGTGCAAGGTACAGATCTCATGTCCTTATCGACTGAAACTATTATTGGGTTGTCGTATTGTTTTGATGTTGCAAGCAAAGCCATAACATCATCTCCTTCCAAACCATCAAAACTTTTTGAATCATATCTTTCTCTTACCTGTTCTACTATCTTACGAAGACCCAAAGGTTTTCTTTTGTTCTTTCTATTAGCTTTGTACTCTGGATATATCGTATGTCTAAATGTTGGGTACTCAGTAAAGCACATAACAACATCTTTATCGTCTTCAGCTATGGCTTGATAGTAGGAAACTCTACCATCAACCATTTCATTTACATCTCTTTCATCTGCATGAAGTGTGTGTAGGTTACTATCCCACTGTATGTCTTGCTCACACGCACAACATGAGGAATAGATAAGCCAATCAGCATCAATAAGTAAAGTCATTAGTTTCCAAAATAAGTTTCCATAGGTACTACAAGTCTTCCTGTCTTTTCGTCATACAATAATTTATCCACTGGTCCTGTCATTCCTGTGTGTCTATTTTTCAATACTCTTAACTGTAGTTCTGCTCTTTCTGCATAACTTTCCGACTGTTGGTTTCTTTCACAGGCCACTACCAAGTCACTTAATTGGGCTATTGAATGGCTAGACCTCAGATGATTAAGACTTACCTTATTACCTTCTTCATGTCCTTTACCTTCTGGTCTACGCAAGTGAGAGACAATAATTAAACCTATACCAGTAGATTCAACTACCTGTCTAAGCTTTGTACAAACTACATCCAAAGCTCTTCTCTCATCAAGGTCGCTTATACCAGAAACAACTATTGTTAAATGATCCAAGATAACAACATCTACACCTTCTGCTGTAGCAAGATACTGTATCTGCTCGACTAATCTATCGGGATCAATAGAACCGAAGTGATCATATAAGAATAGTTTTCCTGTACCAAACAGTCTGTCAAACGATTGTTTTAGCCCTTCTGTTTCTTCTACATTATCCTCAAGATGCAGGGGTTTATTCATCTCTACACCGAGTATCCCCTGCATTGTTCTTTGTACCGATTCTTCAAGAGCTATATAACCTACGGTCAGACTATTCTTCATAAAGTGATGTGCTAGTTCACGACATATAGTTGACTTACCTGTACCACTACCTGCTGCTATACAAAGCATCTGCTGTTTACGAAACCCTTTACAGAACTTGTCTAGTTCTGGGAAAGGAAAAGAACAAATACTGTTACTGCCTTTTTTTGTTAGTTCTGTCCATAGGTTAGATGCGTTAAGGATGCCATCTGGTCTAACAGGTGTTGCTTTCCATAAGAGATCTCTAAGTTCTTCCCCTTCACCTGCGATGAGCATTTCATTAGCGTCTTTTCTAGGGAGTCTACATATTGCTGCCTTACCAGGAGGTAAGATTTTAATTGCTTTTTCGGCAGCAACCATGCCAGGCTCGTCACTGTCAAAACAAATTACTATCCGTACAAATTGAGATAACCATTTCAGATTTGCAGCTATATATTTATTAGCTGATTGTGATCCCGAAGGCAAACTTACTACAGGATACTTGTTATTTTGTGCTTGTGAGACTGACATACAATCAATCTCTCCTTCCGTAATAGTGACAAACATATTACCAGTATTTACTTGTCTCCATAATCTCTGACCCCATAGCTGTAGATCATTTACATCACCAAGCCAGATAAACTTTTTATTCTGAAATCTAATATGCTGTGCGACTTGCCTACCTAACTTATCTTCATAAGTGGCAACCTGTACTGGCTGACCATTATGTTCTGATATTCCGTAGTTAAATAGCTCACAAGTTTCTTTTGTGATCGCACGTTTAGGTAATGCTTTTGGTGTGACAAATTTTAGTAATGGTTTCTTCACTGGTTTAACAAAAGATTTTCTGGGTTTATCTTTTTGTGGTTGCTGCGTGTAGCCACAACCAAAACAATAACCATGTCCATCGTCATAGATGGCTAGGTTATCTTTACTGCCACACTCAGGGCAGCCTTCTTTCCTGACATATTTGCTTTGTGTCATCTTTTTCCCAATGTTTGATAAGACATTCAAGTTCTTTAATTCTTTGTTTTGCGTTGTCAATTTTTTCTTTTGTTTTCATTCATCCATTCTGTAGGTATAGAGCCATGACTCCAGAGAAAACCATGCTTAGTAGCCCAAGCACCATAGGTTAAACTTCTTTTGCCACGACTCAATTTTGCTTTGCTGTTTTGAAAACAGAACCTAATATCTAGGTCGGGTCGTTGCGCCTTGATCGCAACATGTTTTCTGCGGTCTTCCTTTGAGAAGAAGCCTTTAGTTTCAATACAGATGCCGTTGTTAAGGATGAAATCAGGCTTATAAGTGCAACTGATTTGGTAGTCAATATCGAGTGTTTCATAGGTAAAAGAAACTTTATTTGCATGTAATGTAGCTGCTATTCCAGCTTCAAACTTGCTCCTAAAATTCGTCTGCTCCGACTGTTTCAAACCCTGCTTTCGCTTTGGGTTTCTCTTCTTCGATGATTGCTTCTTCTGTTTCAAAGCCGTAGCCTTGTGCGGTTTTGATGTATTCGACATGATTGTGAATGATAACAGCTTCTGGTTGGATCTTTATACCAACACCAAAAGCTGCTGTTTCCCAACCACTGCAACGCATGTTGACTTGACCTGTTGTACCAGGACCACACTTGTTTACCTTCTGCTTTTGCTCTTCTGACATAAGAGAACCATCACCATTAAATAATACAGGTGGCCTTTGTTTCCACTGTGAACCATCCGCTCTTACTCCACCTCCTTTCATTTTGGTTTTTACTTTAAAGTATGGCTTGCCATCAACTTCAGTAAACTCCCAAGGTAAAGAAGCAAGTTTAAATTTTTTGTTTGGGTTAGCAGTTTTAAGTTGTGCCTTCCATCTTTCTAATAGACCACTCAGTTGTTCTTCAACCTCAGTCGCATCATCAGGATGTATAAGACATTCAACCTGCCATATACCTGACGCATCAAATTTTGTGTCTGGCTCGACCAACCATGCAAATTGAAAAAGACATACGGGTGTTGTGATGTTTAAAACTTCTGGTTTAATCATTTGGAAATTTCAGTTAAAGTTTTCTTTTAATTGCATCCATGTTGGATGTATCACTGATAGTACCGTAGAAAAATTACTTGTCACGCATTTGTTCAACTAAACACATATGGTGCTAATAAAACTTCACACACATCAAAATCCCCTATGTCTGGTGGTATGGGTAGCTTATCTGGATCGTCTAATTGTTCTACTGCTTGCTGATATAAATCTTCTAATAAGTTTTTACTATACATGTCAACAAAACTTTCTTTTACATAACCAATAAATTCTTCTATATGTGCAGCAGGTGAACCAAAACAATCGTGTATTGTACAGAATTGATTAAGACCACTAGCTTTACTTTTTTCTAACGCTAAATGTACATTAGCAGCATCTAAACTATGAACAAAGTTTGCTGCAAAACTCTGTGTAGATTTTCTTTTGTCAACCTCTGTTGTATTACAATTAAGTGACAACTGTACAGTTGTAGCATGGAGTTTGGTAGCAATTCTTTTTATATTAGACTTGTAATAATGCTGCTTAACATAAAACTTAGAAGGTGTAATCCATGTCATATCTTTATCTTCTTTACCAAAACATCTTGCTATCTCTGCTAAATATTTCATCACTATTATACATTTAGGACATATATTATTAACACTCTTTTCTATAATTTTTGCAAGATAATGATTGTGTAAGAAGCAATCTTTTTGCCAAGACAGTTCTTCATCACTATTCATAAAGTAATCTCTTATAGCATTTGTAATACCAAAAGTTTTACCACTGTATGGAATCATCATTACAGGTTTCTTTATCATCTTCCTTGTAATTACTTGATGATGTTTGTACCAATCTTCAGCTATTGCATCGGCCTTCTTTGACAGTTCTTGTATGACTTGATCTTTTACCTCTTCATATAAGTCTTCCACCTCGTCATAGTTTTTAAGGTTTACTTTTGCTGCCAGTTTATTATCAAGAGACATGGCTGCAAAATGTTGAAAGCCATTGTTTGTACCATCAAGTAAGACAGGATGCTTGCTTACATAACCATATCCCTCTTCAAGTAATTCATTGAAGTCTAAACACCAGGCAAGAAATTGAAACGGTTCTTCTGCTTTACTCCATATGCTGATATAAGATTCTGGATTGCTTGCTATCTGTCTGGCTAAAGCTTCACCTTCTGTCTTAGACCATTCAATACGTTCTTCATAACTGTATTTGCTCATACCCCAAGAGTTAGCACCTGCTATGCCTAACCAATTCTTTGCCTTCTCATCTGTTATCGCTGCACCTTCTGCAAATCTATGCAAAGCTCTAGCTAAATCATTACCCTGTGGATTAAATATACCTGACACATAATAGATTCTGCCTGTAAAATCTGCCTGTGCTACATGCCAAAAGGGTTCTTCTGCAAACTTAGTAGCAGTATCAAGCAACATAATACATTGATACCTTTTCATACGATCATGTGCATTTTGATCGTGTCTAATTACTTCTGCTCTTCTCCATCTCAATCTAGATTCTTCATTAGTATTAATATCAAAAGGTCTTGGAGTTTGTGGTAGTGGTTCAGCATCTATTAAACAGCCTACTTCTATACCTCTATCCCAACAGCTTTGAGCAATATCTAGAACAGTTGTATTTATCTCCCACTTTGTTTGCTGAAGACAATTCAGTGCTGTATAAAGTGCTGTTGGTTTTCTTTTTGTTACTTCTTCATGGTAAGTAAGGTCTTTTGATTTGATTGCCTTGATATGTCTTAGTCTTTTCGTATGAAAACCACCTTCAGTAGTGCTAGTCCAATCAATCGGTTGCTCTACGCATGGTTCATACAATGGATAACAAGCCAATCTATTTTTGCGTTGTCGTTTTATCCAATCCATAGTGCCTTGCGTAAATTCAAGATAAGTTTTGGTTTGTTTTCCTGATCTAATAGTTGAAAGTTTTATCATTCCTACTGCACTAATCATTATATCTATGAGCTTCATACCAACTTTTAATTTGTCCTCCTTTGACCATGGTTTAAATACAAAACCCCTGTTTCTCATGTGGCCTATCATCATATTGCGTCTATATCTTGGATGATTTGTATCTGATATATGTTCCTTTACATTTTTAAAATGCTTTTCATCTTGCTGTTCAAACAAAGAAAACCTTTGTTCATCTTCAAGCATATGCCCTACTTGTATAGCTATTTGTGTAGCGGTTTTATTTTGGGACGCACCATCAATAACACCTTTAAAAGTAATAAAAGCTATAACATCTATATCTTTAAATTCATGTAGTTTAATTGCTGCTGTAGCTTTTACCCCTGGTGTACCTCTCCAAGCCCTATCAAGGAACTGTTGTATCGCTTCAACAAAAGGTAGAAGACCAGCTTTAATCATGCTCTTTGCATAATCTGTTTCTGATTCTCTACCTTTAGCTAAGTTGTTGTTGATGTTGCGTTGCCGTCTGTCAAAGCCACGACTCCACATGCGATCTTCTAAATCAGTTTGCTTTGTCATTGCAAATAAGGCTTAAGTTTATCTTCATACTTTCTAATTACTTCAAGTCTTACCCTATTTGGTATGGTTATAAATTCTGGTATAGGGTCAAAGATATTTTCTATTGTTTCTATTGCACCATGAGCTTTATCATCTTCGACCCAAACAACATTTATTAAAGGTTTTTCTGGGTGCATACCGCTTTCTTTATTAAAAAAGAAACCTGCTTCCATAAATTCTATTGTTACTTCCATTATTTAACCTCCTTTGTATTTGAATATTGAGAGATAAGT